TAGCTGTGGTGTGAGCTCAAGCATTGGTCCGGCCCTCCTGTTTCATTGCTGAGTGAAAGTGTTAGACAACCACCCGTTGGGACAGGTAGGTGCTGTTCAGGTCGTTCGGTCCAACGCTGGAACCACCTGGCTTTCTGACGGCATCGCCGGCCAGGCCGATCGCGCCCACGGTGATGGCGTTGCCACCGCCGGTGAGCTGCAGGCGAACGAACTGATCGCCGGCGTTCTGTTGGGCCACTTCATCTGCGCGCACCTCGACCGTGGCCAGCGCATTGTTGGCCGTGATCTGGGTGAAGTTGGAGCTGGTGATGTTGTGGACGTTGGAAGCAAAGTTGGAGTTGGCACACGATTGCAAACGGCCGTCGAGCGTGCCCGCGGCTCCCAAACTGCCGGCCTGGACGACGTACATGAGCCTCTTGAAGACGGCCATGTTGACGCCAATGGTGTTCAGGTTGGTGTTGTTGATGGACTGGGTGTTGACAACATCGGCGACCGATAGGCCCTGTGTCAGTGTTTCGGTATACATGATTCTCCGTGATTAGTGGTTGGTGTTGAGAGGTTACTGGAGGTGTTGGCCCCAGTTGCTGGACGCCGGCGTGCCGCCGGGCGTGTTGCTCGGCTTGGGGGCCTTGCCGGTGGGAATGCTCGGGCCTTTTGACTGCCGGTTGGCCGTCTTGGGGGCTACCTTGGTGTTCTCGACCGGCTTGCGGCCGGCTGGTTTTGCTGGCTTAGCCATATGTGTAGGTTCCTTTGTGTTACTGGCTGAATCCGTAAACGGTGCAACTGGCCTCGGTGTTACCCGTGCCGAACGATGGCACGGTCAACGTGATCGCCGTGTTGGTTGCTGACGCCGGTATCGGGGTGGGGAAGCGTATAAACAGGCCTCCCTGGGCGTTCACGGAGGCCGTGACGCCGGAAGCGATGTTCATGGAAAAGTTAAGCGTGTTGGTCGTGCCTGTGACGGTGCAGTTGATGACGGATGCTGATGTAGCACCGCCACCGGTCACGTCAAAGCCTTCGATATAGGCCATGCGGCCAGAGCCTGGTGCCGCGATGGCCGCGGTAATTTGGCCCGGGGTGGTCACATTGGTGGAGTTCACAACCGTGGCAACCGGCGGTGTGGCGTAGTGCCAGGTAACGGCTCTGCCGAAGGTGGCGCACGCCAGGGCACAACCCAGGACGGTGGCCAGGACGAGAACGGGTATACGAGAACGCATGCTTAATCCTTTCGTTAGGTGAGGGGCTGGAGCAACGAGCTCCAGCCCCGACGCACAGGAGGACTGCCTACGGAGGCAGGCTTGGAACTACGTTGCCAGACTCACAAACGGGCTGACGGTGCTGGTCCCGTCCGCCAGGGTGATGCTCTTTTCGATCCAGGGCTGCCCATCGACGCGTTCGACAACCCTCCACGTCATCTGGTTGTTGAGGAAGTTGACGTGCTCGGAGGCCGCAACCTCAAGCTGCATGCGATCGCCAATGACGTACATGGCGGGGTCGAGCAGGTTGAGATCGCCCTTGGTGCCATAGCTGGGCACCTTTTCACTGACGAATACCGGTCGGCCAAAGAGGTAGCCGGGGATGTTCTTAGTGGCCCCGCCCATGGCATCGACCCAGACCACACGACCAGCGGCGTCGCGGAGCTGCACCAGGTCGATCAACCCATACGGATGCACAACCCAGATGGCACGTCCCAGTGACGCAGGCAAAAGCCGGCTGATAATCGACGCGCAATCCGCATACGAGATCTTGCCTGCAGTCGCACGCGTCACCGCAATGTTGGCATTGGCAGTGAGCATCCCGACAGGCTTGCCCACACCGTTGCCCTGTAGAAACGCATATTCCTCCGTCCAGCCGATCACCTTGGCAAACAACTGGTAGAGGAACTTCTCCAGCCCGATGGCACTGTCCTGCAGGAGGACATTGGAGGAGACAGAGTAGGCAGATAACTCCCATGGCCGTAACTCCAACTGTTTGAACTGAGGCTCGGATTCCGTCCTGGCCTGCGCCTCAGCAGTCCAGGCGACTTTCAGACCGCCGAATTCCCAGGGCGTGCCCGCGGCCTGGGCCGTGGTCACGTCGAGATACGGGATCTGCATGACCGCCGAGGTCATGGGTTGTACGAAGGCGCGTGGGCGGATGAACGTGTCTTCCGCCATGAGCAGCTGAATCTGCTCGGAGAATTGCGTCGGCACCGTGTAGCCGCCGGTGACGCCGGACGACTCGCCGAGGGCTGCTTTCTGGATGATGTCCTGCTTGTAGTTCTTTTCGAGATAGTCGATGGCCTCCAGGGCCTTCTTGCCCTTGGCCGTGCAGGCGACGACCGCTTTCTGCAGCCAGTCTCCGAAGTTGAGCTTGACGTTGCCGTCGTTGCCATCGCCAAAGATGGCCGGAGCAGAGAACTTCCTGGCCTGGCTCTGGGCCTCGGCAAACTTCTTGAGAGTGGCTTCGACGATGGTGTTGACCGACTTGCTCACCATGTCGGTCATCGACTCGGTGGCCTTGGCGATAATGGGCGTCAGGGCATCGTCGCCGGCCGGCTCCGCCAATCCTTTCTCGATGACGGTTTTCCCTTCGTCATCGGGAACATCCATGATCTTGCCGGCGGCGTTGCCCATGAACGCCGTTTTCAACTTGATTAACATTGTGCGGGGGACCTCGGTTTCTGGGAGGGAATAACATCGCCACTGTTATCCGTCTCCAGGCCGGCTAACCGGGTAGCTTGGTGTCTACCTTGGAGGCCGTGGCCCTGACGGCTTCTTCTGATGGGTCTGAGGGTACGGTTGTGTTGGTGGGTTGTGGAAGGTTAGTTTCCAGTGCGATCTGGTTGTGCAGGAACCTGGTTGGCTGTGAGTGGACGAGATAGGTGTCGTCGGGCGGATGTTCGTCCTGGTACTCCTTGCGGGCTAACTCTGCGCTGGTGTCGGTGGTATGCGGCCATCCCATGTTATGTCTCCGGTAGATGGAACTGGTTGCCGTTCTTTTCCAGGACTGGCCATAAACCCGGCCAGTCGACCATGAAGCCGAGCGTGACGGCCAGGTTCTCGAAGGCGGCCTGCCAGTTGATCTCGGCAGTGTGGGCTCGGCGTGAGCCGGTATTGGCGTAATTGACACCTGCGGTGTGGGCGCGGCGTGCGAAGTGCAGGAGCTCGCCCAGGTTGCCTGGGGAGATTCTGTGTTCCTGGGCGAAGTGGGCGAAGGCAATCATTTTCTGGATGTCGTCGGGGATGCGCATGGCTTGCTCCTGTGAGGGATGAGTGAAGGGGGCGGCGGGGTCGGTTTGCCGCGCCCTCCCCCTCACTCATCCACTCCCGAGGGAACACTTTGTCACACTCTGCCGCGGATGCGGTCGATGGCTTCCTGGGCGGCGGCCTCTGCGATCTGCTGGACGTTGATGTTGCCGATACGGCGGGAAATGGACTTCTCGATCTCTTCAAGGGGCGTGAATCGTGAGACCGTGGGCAGGGGGTCGGTTGTAGTTACGGCGGCTGGCGAAGGACTGGGCCTCACTGGGTCCAGGCCTAGTGCCTTGGCGAGCTCATCCGTTAGCTTGACGGCCCCCTTGCTCACGGCCTCGACGACGGCGTTCTGCTGGACTGGCAAAAGGGTGCAGGCGTACTCAATGAGCATCCACTCATCGACGATGAGCTTGCAGCTCTTGCCGTATACGTCGAGCTCCTTGTTGGTCGGAAAATGGATCTTGGTCGGTAGGGCTCCAATCGATTTGCCTTGTAGTAGCCCGGCCTTGATAAGCGAGAAGGCTATGTCGGATGGCCAGTCTCCGTTCCACTCGGGTGGTTTGTTGGGGTAGATGGTCTTGGCCTTGATGCCGGCGATTGGGCCCTGCTTGATGATCTTTCGCCAGATGGATTTGCCGACCGGGGGCACGGTGTAGTTGTGTTCGAGGGTAACGATCGGGTTGATCTTGAACTGGCTGTCATTCATCCCCCTGGAAAGGATAACGTCGCCTTCGCGGTCGATGTTGTCTGTGGTGATCCAGCTAACATCGGAGCGTTCGCCGGGCAGGATCTCGGTGGGCGGCTCGCTTGATATCGCCTTGCGGTAGGCAAACTCGCTGCCCTTGGGCAGGCCCTTGATGATGGTTTCGATGGCCTTGGCCTGGGCCTCTGTCATGGGGATGCCGAAGGGGCCTTCGGTCAATTCTTGTCGGTGCATGGTTGCGTCCTTGGTAGAGATTGGAAGAGCGCGCGGATTTCGTGGAAGACGGGAATTCCGAGAGAGAGCGCATAGTTCACTTCGGCATCGGCGCCGCGCGATGGTCCTTCAAGCCGCAGGAGCGCGTGTGCGCAGCTCAGCCACGAGAAATCGACTTCGAGCCAGGTTGCCATCGGAAAGGTTCCGTAGCGTTGCGTGTAAATCGTCAGGTGAGGAACCAGCGGCGCGTAGCCGGCTCGAATCAAGTGCATGCCCGTTTGAATGGCGCGCAAGATGTTGTGGTTCTCCGGCGCCATCGGGCCGGCGACGTAAACTCGTGTTCGCATATCGCCCCTCCTACCGTTTAGCCGCGACCCCCTCGGGGGTGCGCTGTCAGCGAGCCACGCGGAATATTCGCCCATGACGCCCACAGCGCACGCCCGAGGCGTTGCGGCTAAACGGACGTGTTGTCCGGCGGTTCCGGTTCCCTTGGCTGATTCGTTGGCATCCAATGGCTCGGCAGCCAGGGCACGTCGCCCCAGGGCACGGCCGGCAAGCCGCGCTCGCCGCGCAGCTCGTTGATCGAGATGACGCCGTACTTGAGATCGAGCTCGAGCTGATTGAGATCGTCCTCGGCGCCCAGGCCCAGGGGCGCTTCGCTGGCCACAAACAAGCGGCCACTGGGATCAAAGAGCGGCAGCAATTGCTCGTTGATCTTCTCATCGCGGCGCAGCAGCCTGGGCGTGATGGCGTTGGCCAGGTGCTGGCGCTCGGCGGCCTCAAGATTGGCGAGGTTGGTATTGGAAGTCAGATAGCTGAGCGGCACGTGAAAAGCGTTGACGATGTCTTCCTTGTTGGCGCCGCGCTCGGCGAGGGCCGCCAGATCGCCCATGGAATGCGCCAGGATCGAAACCTTCATGCCGCTCTCGGCCACCAGGCAGCGGCCCGCCCCGCCCTGGCGAAACTTGGCATTCCATTGTTGCTCCAGGCGGTCGCGCTCCTCCTCGCCCATGACTTCGTCCGGCGAGAGGAGCACGCCGGGAGCGGCATTGTTTTCCAAAAGCGTCATCTTGAAAGCCAGGTAGGTGGAATCGAGCGCGATGTTTTCGAAACAGGCCCGCAACGGCCCCACGCCGGATGTGTAAGGGTCGCGCGGATCGGGATAGCGGAAATGAATGATCTCGCTGGGCGCGAAGCGCTGTCGGGTGGCGCCCACGCGGTACTCGTAGTAATCGACCAGCTGAGTGGAATGCGGCTCGCGGACGGGGTAAACGTTCTGGCTCGGCAAGATCCAGATTTGCTCGGGCACGTCCAGGGGCCCGAACTTCAATAACCAGTAGGCGCAGCCGAAAACTTCCTGGTAGAGCGTCGTGAGCTCCCAGAGGTCGAACGCGTTGTGAACGGGGTTAACCTGCTGCAAGAGGGTGAGAAGCGGGTGCTCGAGCACTTCCTCCATGCGCCCGGCCCGGGTCAGCCGCGGCGGCAGCCCAGCCTTTTGGCGCAGCCGGCGTTCGGTCAGGCGTGGGAGGGAGCGCGTCAGGCATTTGGGGCCTGGCTCATCCTGAGCGGTGGCCACGTAGAGCCGGGGCGGGTACGAAGCGCACACCGCGGCATTGAGGCTGATGCAGGTGAACGCGGTGTTCTTGAGTTCGGCGAGCAGCTCGTTCGCCGTGGGATTGCGTCTTCGGCGGAAGGCATCGACAAAATCGCCGCCCGTCCATTGATTGCCCGCCAAAGCTTTGGGAATTCCCGACTTGTGCCACAACAATCCCGCCAGTTTTTGCAACCCAGCGCCGATGTAGCCGTTCTTGGTCATGGCGACCAAGTTAGAAATCTGCCTGGGGCTGATGGAAGGGAAGTTGTGGGATTAAAGAGGTGAATGAAAAAAAGTGTCCCGTCGTGCTGCTTCGGCGTCGCCCACTCACCAAAACAACCACAGGCGGGACAAAGATTATTGTATGAGATAAGCGGAGCGGGGGGAAGCTAAATAGGTGTGAATATTTCAACTCTGGTTTTTTGACGTGTAACAACCATCCCCGCGCTCCGCTCTAGCTAGTTAGTCCCGCGAACGGTGTGCGAGTGGATAGAGCGCTGGGCCTGGTCCCCCCAGTCTTGGCCAACGTTTCTCTCAGACACGCCACCGGCTCTGCCGACGCCGCCTAAGGGGAGGCTCCGGCGTTGGAGAGCCGGTCCGTTCCGGGCTTTCGTTCTATACTGTCTGCATGTCGTACTGGCATTTCACGATCGCCGGCATCGTCATCCTCGGCACTCTCGTCGGCGTGCTGATTTACTTGAACGTACAAAAAGACGACTGAAAAAGTTTAGCCGCAGCCCCTCGGGGGTGCGCTGTCAGCACCGTGCGCGGAATATGCCGCGCGCTGCGACCACAGCGCACCCCCGAGGGGTTGCGGCTAAACGGGTCATCGCGCGGGCAGGCTGTTCCGATTCCGTTCCCAGTCGCCCACCACCGCTTCGAGAGAAATCGTTTTCCCTTCGCGGTAGACTTGCATGCGGATCTTCTGGCCGGCCTGAAGTGTGCTGATCAGGTTGATGAGATGGTTTTGATCACGGATTGGTGAATCGTCGACTCCCAGCACCACGTCGTTGCTACGCAGCCCCGCGGTCGCGGCCGGCGAGCCTGGAAAAACTTCCTCCACCCATGCGCCCTGTGTCCGGCTCAGGCCCAGCTTCAGGGCGTCGGCCGCTTCAAACGAGCCCATCAGCTCCATGCCGAGGTAGCCCCGGCTCACATTGCCTTTCTCGAGCAGCTGTGCCATCACGCGTTTGACGAGATTGATGGGAATGCTGAAGGCCACACCGCTGTTGCTGCCGCTGTGCGAGGCGATGGCCGTGTTGATGCCGATGACCTCGCCGTTCATGTTGATGAGCGGCCCGCCGCTGGATCCGGGGTTGATGGCCGCATCGGTTTGCAAGAAATCCTTGATGCGTATGGTCGTCCCAAGGCTGACTTGCCCCCGTTCCTTGGCGCTGATGATGCCATGCGTGACCGTCTGGTTGAGCCCGAATGGGCTGCCAATGGCAAGGACCCATTGGCCGACGCGCGCGGCCTCGCTATCCCCAAGCGGCGCCGTAGGCAACAAAGCGCCATCCACCTGCAAGAGGGCCACGTCCGATTCCGGATCGGTCCAGATGCGCGTCGGGTGGAAGAGTCGATTGTCGGCAAGATTGACCGTGATCTGGTCCGTTGCCGCCTGCGCAATCACGTGATTGTTGGTGATGACCAGGGTTTGTCCCGTCGCTGCCGAGCGGACGAGCACGCCCGAACCCGATTCCTCCACCGAAGTCGCTTTGCCGTTGGCTGGTTTGCCGGGCTTGCTGGCCTCCACGTAGACCACGGCTGGCGACAATTTGCGGGCAATCGATTCGAACCTTTCGCCGACGCGGAGCGGATCGTTGATGGAAGCTGAAGCGCCGCCGGGCCCCTGCGCGAACGCCGGTGCTTCGAAGCGGAGGCCGAGAACCACCGCCGCGCTTCCCCCGAAGAAGGCGCACGTCCCCAATCCAGCCAGCAGAAGTGCTTGTTTCATGTTTGTCGATCCCAACGGAGATATGAAGCGGGCGCGAAAGACATGTATCCGGACAATTCTACCCGGCTGCGCCGCTAAAACTTGAGAAAAAAGCGAAGTGAGATCGATTTGGGTTGGGCTGATTGGCCCTAAAGAAGGAGGAACCGTTTAGCCGCGTTTCGTTTAGCCGCAGGCCCGCGGGGCCGCGC